ATAAAATTTTAGAGTGAGTGAAAACAACCAAATCGCTAACGCCTTTTTTAACACCCTGCTTCTTTAGATTTTTGCCCTCTAATTTATTTCTATAGCCGCCGTTCGGCACTGCAAAGTAGTCTATATGCATAAGATCAAGCCAGTGACAAAGAACTTCTTGTTCTTGCGCTTCGGTTGGTATCATTAGTCTAGTCTCGGATCAGGTATTGCGCCGCTTTCGACTGCTTTTTTAAATTCTTCCATTATCTGCTCACGTCTAGCAGTCGGGGCCTGGTATATCGCCGCCCTGCTGATGCCTTTCCATTTAGCCGCCATTGTTAGCGTTAGGTTTCTTGATTTGCGTGTTTTTTTCATTAAAATAGCTCCTCGATCTCTTCTTCTATTGCGGTTTTCGCTTCATCTGTTGGAAACGGCGGTAATTTATCGTTTAGCTCTGAATATTCCCACTTTATAAGATTATTGAGATCTCTTCCTTTGTACTCCCTGCCGCCGATTGTAGCTACTACGTATCTTCCGACTAAGTCAGTGTCATCAAGCTCATCAGGAGCTTTCATCGCTTCTATAAGCTGTCTTTGCCTCCATAGTAGATTTTCAGCTGATGAGAATTTCTCTTGATAGCTTTTGTTATCGCCCGTTTTGAAATCTACTTTTAAAAGCTGATCGCCCGTGTTGCTATATTCCGAATCATCGACTGCAATTATTTTTAAAACATATTTTTTAGTCTCATAGCTACCATCTGCATTGCGCGTTGGTTTTATCCACTCATTCGGGTTTTCTGCGCTTACGCCTCTTACATTAATTCTCATTTTGTATTCTCCTCAAATTCTTTTATTTTCTCATTAAGTAACATCTCGTCATTGTTTAGAGCGTGCACCGCTTCTACATCTTCGCTGATATCAAACATAGCCGCAAATTCTTTAATCTCTCCCATTGAGAAACTTAGTTTTTTAAGTTTAGCAATAAGCACCTTTTTTTCTGCTTCGAGATTAAGCTCTGACTCTTCACTTTCCACTTCTACGTCAAAATATACGGGTTCATCGTGTACGGTTTTGGTCGGTTCTGTAAAGTCTCGCACTTCATCCGCAGTGTACATACCACTCAACACTGCTGGATAAATCGCACGAATGCCCTCGGGGATACATCTAGCCCTTAACATCTGGGCTGGAAATTTTGTCCAAGTTTCATTTTTCAGCAGTCCTGCTTGTTTTGCTCGCTCGATAGTCCACTCGATAGTTATCGTTCCGCCTCGTGGGTGTGTAAATTTCGCTATTGCTTTTTTATCGTTCGTTTCTATCCATTCGATTGTTCCTCCTGCGTCCTGAAATCGTGCCAAAATGGTCGTGGCTTTCGGTGCTGGCTTCCCTCCGATAACGTCATACATCATTAATGCCTGCATCGGGTGGATACTATCCGCTTGTGCGATTAACATAAGTGTAATCGCCTGTGCTTCGCTTCGTGCACTTGCAAAAAAGCCACTCTTTACAATGTCAAGCGCCATTTCTTTCATATCTTTATAGGGGATTATGCTGCTCATCTTTCTATCCTTTTATTTTATTTGAAAATTTTGATTTGTAACTATTTTTGCGCCGTCTATTGTCTCGCCTTTTTTTAGAGCTTCTTTGATCTTCGTTTTGTCAAATTCTCTCTTGATGCGCACAAATTGGCGCGGAAAATCATCGGGCGATAATAGCTCGTCAAATTCTACTGTTTCGCTTTTGCGAGTTGAGAAAGTGAACTTAGTTGTAACGATCTTTTTCTCGCCGCTTGCATTGAAAGCTAGGCCCATTAAATCTTTAAGCTTGTCTGCGTTCTTTGTGTAGCGTGTCGCTCGTTCAGATAGTCGCTTTGCCTCTTCTTTAAGAAGTGCAGATATCCCGTTAAGCTCTGCTACTACATAAGCGGAGTTGTCTAGTTTATCATTAAGCGTGAGTGAAATATCGTTAAATAATTCCTCTATAATTTTGGAGGTGTCTATAACCTCGCCTGTCTCTTCGTTGAATTCGATATCATTTTGCATAATATCTTTGAGCGCGTTGAATTCCTGTGCTATTTCGTATAGTTTCATTTTGACGGTCTCCTTTTCTTTTCAGATACCGTTATTATAAGCTTATATTTCTTAAATCCATATTAATTTTATAAATACTTACTAACAATTTGCTTATATTTTGCAAAGTCGCACTTGATCCGTACTTCTTTTTTTCTTATGCCCTTGATTGTAATGTGGCTTTTAAGCTGTAGCGTTGCTATCTTGTTGCAAAAGTCGTACTCTATCGCCTGCACGTTTTTCGAAAGCTGTTCTAATTCCACCAAGTCGCCATCCCCTACTATTCCAAAATTCTATTATCTCGATTACTTCAAGCGGTGCGAGCTCCAGCTCTTGCACCATCGCCACCATTCTGTCGCTCCACAGGTAGTGATATTTTTTGCCCTCTTTATTGGTTGCTTTGCGTAATTCTTTTTTGACGTAATCCCAACTGTTCTTATTGAACGTATATTCTAGCTCGTTGAGCTGCTCATCGGTCAATAATACCGTGCGAAAGTCTGTCCTATTCCCACACGTACATTCAAGCTCGAAGATCGCCTCTTTTTCGTTCTGACTAAATACTATCTTTTTCTTATCCGTTGCGCCGCACTGTTCGCATTTTGTAAGGGGTAAAAGTTTAAGCTCTTCTTTCGTTATTATCGCTTTGCAGTCGCTACATTTATAATCTGTTGTGAGTATATAGTATCCGTTGTCATCAGGCTTTGATATTTTGCGGTTAAATATAAGCAATTCCCCGCCGCACACTTTGCATAGTTTTTTATCTTTCTTGTTCGGCTCTATGTCAAATTGTAATCGCTGCATCGGGTGGACCGTATCTTGTACGACCCCCGCGCAGTCTAAAATCAAAGCAACTTTTTCGCTGTCATTCGGGTTTAATCGTGTGGCCCGTCCGTAAATCTGCACGGCTTTGATTATACTTTTAATTGGGGTTGCTAAAATGATGCAATAAACATCTGGTAAGTCTATCCCTGTAGTGAGTACGCCAACATTGCAAAGAATATCAATATCTCCCGCCTTAAAGCTATTAAATGCGCTTATGCTGTCTCTCTTTTTGCTATGTACACAATCAGCTCTATATCCTGCGTCTATAAAGCTTTGCGCCATCATTTCGGCGTGTTCTATGTTTACACAATAAACGATTGTTCTAAGCCCTTTGGCGTGTTCCTTATAAACACTTATGATATCTCGTATCATCGTTGGTTTGCTCATCATTTCATAAGCACCCTGCACGTCATAATCCCCTACCTTTATCTTTATTTTCGAGCGATCTGGAAGCAGCGGGGCTTTGACTTTAACGGGACACGCAAAACCCATCTCAATGAGATCGCTCAACTGCACCACATCGATAATATCATCCCAGCCTTTGAGTTTATACCCCTCGGCGGTAATTGGTGTAGCAGATAAGCCGATTGTAATCTCATCTGGTAGGTTATTTTGTAGCTTTGTTCCGTTGGCGTTATGGCACTCATCTACGATCACGATCTTTACATTATGCTTCTTTTTAGAAAGCGCCTGTATAGTTCCGACTGTCACGTTATCAAACTCTTTTAGCGTTTCTTTCATCTGCGTGATAAGTAGCGTTCTGTGTGCGACAAATAAAACATCATTACTTTTGGTCTTTGCCATCTCGACAATGCGTCGGGATATAACGCTCTTCCCCGCCCCTGTAGCGAGCGTGAGGATTATTCGGCGGTTGCCTTTTCGTATTGACGCTCGTAGGCGTTCTATCGCATCAGTTTGATATTGTCTGTCTTGATATATTTTCATTAGAATAATCCGATACTGTCAATGTCTATATCATACTCATACTCCGTTACTACCCCCACTGGGTTTGATTTTCGTATCGCAGTAAAGAGCCACGTTTTGCCGTCGCCTTTCGTGAAGCTCCAAAGTTTGCTTTTGTACTCATCGTGCCACAAAACCTCTTTGACTTTTCGGCGTGGCACAAAATCTTTTAAGTCTTCTGTAATTTGTGTTTGTTTTACGCTCTCATTTTTCTCTACTAAATAATCGTAAATCTTATCTGCGTATATTTGCGTTTTGTCGTCTTTTTCGCTCTCTTCTCCGACCTCCTCTACTGCATCAGATAAATTAAAGCTCATCTCTTCAAAGTTTAATGATATTTCAAACTTAAGCCCCGCGCGATCGCTCCTTGACTTTTTATGATAGATAAATTCTTTAGTGAGCATAACCATATTGTCTGTCGAAGCCTCTACGACTTGCGAGCCATTATATGTAAGTTTGCCCTCATCATCTTTACTTTTGCGTGTGTGGTGCAAGCATAGTATTGTCGCGCCAAATCTGTCGCGGATCGCTTTGAGCATATCGAAAAAAGGACTCACTAGCTTATCTTCGTTCATCGAGCCATTTATAAAGAATTTTAACGAGTCAATAATTATGATTGTTCTATCGCCACCATTTCGCACGTTTGATAATACCTCTAAAACCTCGTTCATCTCTTTTGCGCTGGAATTTAAGCCGTTATAGTAGTTTACTTTGTCCTCGCCGTGGGTATCTATAAGCCTGATAATTCTATCTTTTACATAAGAGATCGGGTTATCTGCATCAAAGTATAAAAGCTTATCAATTTTTCCATCTGCGAAAAGCTTATTTACCACTGCGAAAGAAAACGCAGATTTACCAACATTCGGCGCTCCGACTAGCGTAGTGATGTTATTTTTGATAAGCGCATCATCTATTAGCCAGTTCATATTTGCAGCCTCTAATATGGCTTTATGTGTAATAGGTGTAGTTATTTTGTTGATAGCGTGTTCCCAGCCGTGGGATTGCACTTTTTGGCTCGCTATGAAGTGGTCCATCGCAATTTGAAAATCTTTTAAGGTCTCGAATTGTTCCAAATAATCACTAAAATCTTTTGACTTGGTGATTTGATTATCTTCTTTAAACTTTGCGTGATCGAACCAGATTTTTGATGATGTGGAATTATCAAACAGCGGGCGCATAAAGTTTTTTCCATCATCGTCATCTATGAATAGGCACAGTCTATCTTTTAACAGCTCGTCACTTAACTGAAAATTAGAAGATGGGATTGCTATTACGTTATACCCTGCGAGGATAGCCGTTAAGTAATCGTGTGTTCCCTCTACGATTAAGACAATATCATTATTTTTAATTCGGATGTATGGGAATGAACTTTGCGTCCCACCGTGCACGCCCCATTTTACCTCTTCGCCATTAAACTTGCCAAATTCATCTTTTTTCTTAAATCTTCTATATCTTAAAGATCGAGATATTTTATGTTCGTCTTGTAACAAGATGCACGCCGTGTCGTGATGCCTGTCATACTTTACGATATCAAAGAGTGCTTTTTTGTCCTCTTCTTTTGCTTCGTTATATATATGCTCAGGCGCAATCGCTAGAAGTTCACGGCGGCCGTGATCTGTTTTGAAGTCAAGCGGCGGTTGCTGCTTCCAGATTTTGTCTACAATTTCAGGCTCTATATAGTCAGATTTCTTTTTAACAATCGGCTCTATATCTATAAGCCCGGCCATATCTTTGATCTTATTTATAGCCTCGTTGGTAGATAACCCATCGGCTCTCATCACAAAGTCGATTATAGAGCCACCAGAACCGCCAAAATCGTTGAAAGAGTTTGTGTCAGGGTAAAGCATAAGGGAAGAGGTTTTTTCGTCTCTGAGCGGATTGAATTTCGTTTTAAGTGTTTTGCCGCTGCCATAAGGTTGGGCGTTGTATCTCTCTGCCATTTCTACAATTGTGAAGGCAGATTTTATTTTTGCTATATCTATCATAAAATAATCTTTATTGATCGTCAGTCGGTTGGAGTAGCTGCGATAACCACAGTTGAAGAGTGACGGCTCTTAACTTTATAACAACTCTAAAAAGTAGCAAGAAGAAGAGCCGTCAAGAAACTTCCTGCTACTTTTTAGAAGTGTTAAATTTTAAATCTCGCCCCTGAATGCAAAAAAGAGGCGATAGAAGAGATAGAAAATGCTAGTAACATTATAAAAAATGAACAAAGCAATAGTAGCCTTAAATTCCTTAAATTTGAATTAATAGAATGTTACTGTTTTTTTATTCCTCGCGTGTAATTTTTTTTTGGTCTTGGCATATTGCAAAAAACCAAATCTCTCGCGCGAACATAAAAAGTATGGTTTATTGGTTTATTGGTCGATTGCTATAAAAAACCATCTACCCCCTTATATATATTGGTATATTATGGTTTATTGGTTTATTAATATGAATATAAGGAAATATATATATAATATACCATTATTGAGTTTACACACACGAGGCAATATACCAATATACCAATAAACCAACATCTACACGTACGCGCGCGAGGTAAAAAACCATATACCAATATTTTTATGTACGCGATGCATTTTTTTTTATTTTTGGTTTTTTACTTTCTAAACAAAAAAGACGTTTTCTTATTCGGAAAAGATTAAGCTTTGTCTTATCTGTTTAGCTGTAAAATTGCTATGTAGAAAGTTTAGTCGAGGTCGGTACTACATCCTTCCAAGACTTGCCGACTTCAACTAAATTTTACGTCTTGGAAGGACTGCATATGCAATCAAATATACAATCACACACCCCACCAACACCAGTTTTAATAAAAGATTTAGGAATGAAATTTCCTACTGAAACATCAAGCTATAAAAAGCGTTTTGGCTTATATAAGTGCCACTGTGGTGCTGAATTTGAAACTCACACAGCTAGTGTCAAAAATGGTGACTGTAAAAGTTGCGGATGCCACAGGGTGTTAAGCACAAAAGAACGAGAAACAAAACACGGAATGAGTAAACACCCGCTATATAACACTTGGAAAGAAATGATAAAAAGAACAACTAACCCGAAAATAAAAGATTTTGCTAATTATGTAGGAAGAGGCATTAAAGTAAGTGATAGATGGCAAAATGTAGAGAATTTTATTTCTGATATGTATCCATCTTATCAGATAAATTTAACTCTTGACAGACGAGACAACGACAAGGGCTATTCTATAGAAAACTGTCGATGGGCTACAAAGAGTGTACAAGCACGGAATACGAGAAAAATTATATCAACTAATACCTCTGGATATCGTGGTGTCAGTTGGGATAAGACTAAAAATAAATGGATAGCTCAAATCAGCGTAAATTATAAAAATATACGCTTAGGTCGCTATACAACTGCACTAGAAGCAGCTAAGGCATATGATAACTATGTAATAAGTCATAATTTAGAACATACAATAAACGGCGTACTTTAATGCGACTAGCCACTCTCTGTGCACCAGAATAAGAAATGAAACAACAAAATAATAATCATATTTACGGGGAGATAGTATGATTAAATATCACGGTACGCCATTAACCCCAATAAGCATTTTTACATCAGCTCTAAAAGATAAAAATTGCTTATTGCCATTTCCAAGACCAGATAATCAAAAGTTAGCATACCAAGTTTGTAATAAAGTTATTTTAGATAATGGTGCTTTTACGATGTGGACTAAAGGAAAACAACCTAATTGGGATCTATTCTATGATTGGGTAGATAGCAGTGTTAGAGAGTTCTTTTTTATTCCTGACGTAATCGGGGGAACTGAAAAAGAAAATGATGACTTGCTTCGAGGATGTGGTTTTGATGATGGTGTACCAGTCTGGCATATTTCAGAAAGCTTAGATAGATTAGAAAGATTATGCAGTGATTACGACTACATAGCATTCGGTTCAAGTGGAGAGTATAAAACGTTAGGGACTCCACAATGGCACAAAAGGATGGATGAAGCAATGAGGATTGTGTGTGATGAAGATGGATATCCATTAGTAAAAACGCATATGCTCAGATGTTTAGACCCAAGAATTTTTACACGATACCCATTTCATAGTGGCGATAGCACAAATCTAGCACGAAACCATAATAGAGATGGATGGAAGAAAATACAAGAAAGGATAGAAAAATATGACAGTCCAAAATATTACAGTTTTAGAAAACAAAACAAAGAACAGCCAAGCTTTATCTTTGAGTGAAAAATTATACATTCTTGCTTGTGGCGGAAAAATAACACATAAGAAAACAAATTTTGATATCTGGGCGAATTCTGAAAGTGGAAAACTTGATAGTGATAATATATCGTGGGTAGGGTCTTTGCCTTCAATTATTTTTAATAATGACATAGAATTTATTAATAAAAATACGCTTTAAAGGATACGAAAATGAAGAATAATATTACGCCTAGCCATTACACAAGCATGAGTATCCCACCTAACGTTTATATAACAGCAAATAACTTATGCTGGGAAGTCGCTAATGTTATTAAATATGTCTCTAGGTACGAAAACAAAAATGGTTTAGAAGATTTATTAAAAGCGAAGAAGTATATTGATATGCTAATTAAAAGAAAGTATCCAGATTTCAACAACACAGGAGATCAAATATGAAAAAGAAATACAAAAGACTGTTACAAATCCACACCTCAACCCTCACACAGCTTCGTGAAGCAAACGAAAAGATAGATACTCGTAATCTACACATCAAAGCGTTAAGTGATACTATCGAGACGCTAGAACGATATATGAAACAACAAGACAAAGCGATTGAGAGAAAAGATGCACAGTTTCTAGGTCTGCGTATGGCTTTTCAAGATGAGATTATAAATAAAATGTTATAATTTCAATATGAAAGCACACGAAATGGTTATACTCGACAAATTCTATCGCCTTTGTGATGTAATGAATGATGATATAAGTGATGTGGCTATAGTGATCTCGCACTTGATGTATATGGCAGGATTGAATTTACCCTTAACCGCTGTAAGACGTGATTGTTTGTCCGTGTCGGTTGTCAACATTGAAAAGTACGAAGATTTTATCGACGACGCGCTAGATATGCCGATTAAAGAACTTCGTGAGATATGCGATAAGAAGCTTGCTAATACAACGCAGCTAAGAGCTAAGATAAAAGAATTGCAAGAAGAACTAGCAAAGTATAAGAATAAAAGCGTAGAGCGTCATTACTTCGAGCCAAAATATACGCAGCCTAGCTTACTTGATTTAATGGAGATGTAAATGATTTATAACTACAAATGCCCACATTGCAATTATGAGGTAAACATTGATAAGCCTATGGCAGAAAGTGGACGTGAAGAATACTGCGAGATTTGCGAGGGTGTTCTTGAACGTGTTTATGTATCGCCAGTTATTTTTACGGCGGATGGGATGAAGAAATGAAACAAGAAATAGTTTATAAATCAACAAAAGAGTTAGTGCCTTATGCACGCAACAGCAGAACGCACTCGGATGAGCAAGTGGCGCAAATTATGGCAAGCATAAAAGAGTTTGGATTTACAAATCCTATTTTAACCGATGGAGAAAATGGCATCATTGCAGGTCACGGGCGTGTTATGGCGGCGCAACGTATGGGATTAGATGAAGTGCCAACGATTGAACTATCGCATCTCACAGAGGCACAGAGGAAGGCGTACATTATCGCCGACAATAAACTTGCTTTGAATAGTGGGTGGGATGAAGAGATGCTAAAGATTGAATTATCAGAGCTGGAAGATTTAGGCTTTGATATGGACTTGACGGGCTTTGAAAAGTTTGAGATTGATGAGCTGTTCGGGGATGAAGATATTAATTTAGATATTGACGAAGTAGATCAAAAAGATATAGTCGAAAAAGTATCACTGATAGATAAATTCGGTATAGCACCATTTAGCATTTTTGATACGAGAAAAGCAAATTGGATGGATAGAAAAAAAGTATGGAAAAATGCAATACAAGATAATGGCGAAACCAGAGAAAACACATTATATAAATCTTCGGGAGATCCAGTATCAGACAAGTTACAAGAAGGCGGGGGAGTATCAATTCTTGATCCAGTTATGGCAGAAATAGTAACGGCTTGGTTTGGAAAAAAAGATGGTACTGTGTTTGACCCTTTTGCAGGGGATAGCGTGTTCGGTTTTGTAAGCGCAACTCTGGGAATGAACTTTGTGGGCATTGAACTTCGGGAAGAACAAGCAAAACTAAACCAAGCGCGATGTGATGAATATCAGTTAAGCGCAAAATACATCAATGATACAAGCGAAAAAATGGATTTATATTTAGAGGATAAATCTGTGGATATGATTTTTAGCTGTCCACCATACGCAGACCTCGAAGTGTACAGCGATAATCCGCTGGATTTGTCAACAATGTCACACGATGATTTTTTTGCAATGTATAAAAAAATACTGCAAAATACTTTTGCAAAATTAAAAGATAATCGGTTTGCTGTCATCGTAATGGGCGAGGTACGTAATAAAAAAGGCAATTATATTGGAACAATACCTAATACAATCAAAATTATGGAAGAAGCTGGATATTTTTACTACAACGAGATAATACTTGTTAATTCAACGGGGAATCTTGCCTTACGCGCTGGCCGACAGATGGAAGCAACACGAAAAATAGGGAAACACCATCAAAACATATTAGTTTTCTTAAAAGGAGATGCCAAAAAAGCCGTGTATGATCTTGGGGATATACAAATAGACTTTAAATATGACGAGGAAGAAAATAATGAAGGCTAAAATGTATAATTATTCAATATGGATTAGCACAACGGATGAACGATTTTTGAAACAATATTTTACAGACTTGCTGACAGCGAGCAAGTTTGATATTATAAGCTTCCAAGACAAACAATTTGACGGATATGGATATACCGCACTATGGTTATTGTCCGAGTCACATTTTGCCGTACATACATTCCCTGAACACAACAAAACATACATAGAACTAAGCAGTTGTATAAAATTGCAATATAAACAATTTAAAAAGAAAATTGCTATAATTTGATTTTAAGTATAGTAAGCGTATACTTACATATATCAAAAAAAGGTGAACCAAATGAAAACAAAACTTCAAACTCTCAAAGACGCATACAACGCAGGAGATTACCGCAAAGCATTAAGCATAGCGGCAAAGTTTCCAAGACTAGGTGAAGAAAAAGATCTTATCGTAACAGCACACGAATGTTTAACAAACCCAAGCTTTTACAAACAAATGGGGTACGATACAAACAAATGTGTAAACAACGGTATCATTGCCCTTGCAAATAAATATGATATGGCGGTGTAATTATGAAAAGCTTATCAGATTATACAGAGCAAGCACAAACTAAATTATTTGATGAGTGCGGTGTTTTCTTTGCATTTAGCAAAAAACAGTTTGAAGAGGGATGCGAAAAAGTTGGTGCAAGCGCTGATAACAAAGTTATGAGTTTTGGTGCGGGCGGGTACTTGCTATCCAAGAATTATGATGTATTCGAGGCGGGTATGGAACAAATACAAGCCGAAGGCATTAAGCAGGATATCGAAGAAAATGGGCTGGAAGGCATCATCCAGAGGGAACTTGCAAACTATGAAGTTCAAATCACAGGCGACTGGAAACAGCTCCTTGAAACATTGGAAGATTATAAAGGGATTACAGAAGAAATGGTTTATGAACAATTTAAAATCTTTATGAAATTGTGTGTTGATAATGACTGGTTTTAAACTTCCAAAATATAAAGAGCTTGCGCAATATTTAGGCGTAAGCGAACAGGCAGTAAAACAATATCCAAAAGTAAAAAGGGAATTGATGTTATACGGACTTAAAGCAAAAATAGTGTGGGTTGATGATACCAAGCAACCTAAACCGCAAGAGGTAACAAGTGGCAAAGACTCTTAACAGCAAAGAAATAGCGCTACTTATAGCAGATCACAAAACAGGGCAATTCCCACAACGTGAACTCGCACGGCGGTATGATATTTCTCCAGCATACGTCAATAAGATCGTGAAAAATATAGGTAAAGAAGATGAAGAGCTTGTGAACGCTGGAGTGGCGTATCGTTCGGCTTTAGCGCAAAGAGATGAACAATCCGTGAACGCTATCGAAAACATCGTGAACGAAAAAACTAAGCACTTACAATTTCTTCATAATGCCACATTAAAGAACATAAGCGTAATGGCTAAAAAGTTAAACGATACGGCAACCGTTAAAGATCATCTAGATGCTCAAAATGCAATCCATAAAGCGGGGCAAACTTTGGGCGTTATTGAACAGTTTGCCAAAAGCGGCGAGATAAACGTAAACGCAACCGCCGCAGTTCAGAACAATAACATAACCGTTGAATTTGTGGACTAATGAAACTCCCGCGATATGCACAAAAATTCCTAAGTGGAACATATCGTTACCGCTGTTTATACGGGGGGCGTGGCTCTGCTAAATCGCAAACCATTGCAACGCTTTTACTACTTCGTGGTGCATCAAAAAAGTTAAGGGTGCTTTGCCTTCGTGAGATAATGGAAAGCATCGCCGACAGCTCCCATAAGCTCCTAAAAGATATCATAAGCGATAATCCATCTTTATCCGCTCACTACACCGTCACACAAAACGCTATTCGTGGCATAAACGGAACTGAGTTCATCTTCAAAGGTTTGCGCTATAACATCACAGAAATTAAAGGAACGCAGGGTATAGATATCGCGTGGGTAGAGGAAGCGGCGAACGTATCTGAGAACTCGTGGCAAATGCTTATCCCTACGATCAGGGAAGAGGATAGCGAAATATGGGTAAGCTTCAACCCTGAAACAGAGGACAGCGCAACGTATCAGCGTTTTATATCCAAGCCTCCTTTGTCTGCTCTTGTTATGTGTGTCAACTACGATCAAAACCCGTTTTTCCCTAAAGTGCTTTTGGAAGAGATGGAGCACGATAGACTAAACAACTATTCTAAATATTTGCATATCTGGGAGGGCGAACTAAAAGTCAATACCGATGCGCAGGTATTCAAGAATTACGAAGTCAAAGAGTTTGAAGCACCTTTTGGAGCAGAATTTATCTATGGGGCAGACTGGGGGTTTGCAAACGATCCGACAACACTCAATCGTTTATTTGTAATAGATAAAACCATCTTTATCGACTATGAAGTACACGGCGTACACACAGAGATAGACTATCTTCCAGAACTATTTAAACAAGTACCACTAAGCGAACGGCATATAATCAGAGCTGATAGCGCACGCCCCGAGCTCATCAGCTATATGAATAGGCAAGGGTTTAGAATTGTGCCAGCAAGCAAGGGAGCGGGCAGTATTGAAGACGGCGTGGACAATCTACGAAACTATAAGATAGTTATACACCCCCGATGCCACCACACGGCAAAAGAATTTTCTAAATACAGTTACAAAGTACACCGACTCACGGGCGATATTCTTCCAGATTTAGTGGACGATTGGAATCACCACATAGACGGGATACGATACGGGTGTGAGCCACTTATGAAAAACAATTTAAATGTATGGAACAAAATCATCTAGCACAACAAAGAGAGGTTAAAATATCGCTATGAGAAAAACAAAACGAAGAATTAAACCAGCACAAGTAACTGTCAATGACGGATTCGCTAATCTCACTATGGGTTTGGGTATATCCACGAACGCAAATAATCAGATATCACAAGGCTACTTCGAGTTCAATAACTTCACAAAAAACCGTATTCAACTTGAAGCGGGTTATCGCACAAACTGGTTATGCTCATCTTTGGTTGATTGTGTAGCTAACGATATGACACGCGCAGGGTTAGAATTTACGGGCGAGATTGATCCCGCAGAATTGACAGAACTCAAAACGGCGTGGCAACGTTCTGGAATTATGGAAGATATAACCGACGGCATCCGTTGGGGTCGTTTGTATGGCGGCTCAATAATTCTAATTATGTTAAAAAATGCAAAGTACAGCACGCCGCTTAATCTCGCAGCGGTCAAAGAGGGAGACTTTCTAGGACTGAGCGTCTATGATAGATGGGATTTAACGCCTGACACTACACAGCTCATACAAGAGGGCCGCGATATCGGAAAGCCGATGTATTACACTATCAATTCTTTAAACGGCTTAAAAGTACACCACAGCTACGTTATGCGTTTCGAGGGCGATAAGCTTCCAAAGTGGCAGTCAATAAATGAGATGCTTTGGGGTGCTTCGGTGCTTGAAAATGTACTCGATCGTATCATTGCTTTTGAAACAGTAACGATGGGTGCGGCGAACTTAACATCAAGAGCGCATTTAAGAACGATTAAGGTCGATAGCCTTCGTCAAGTTTTAGCAATGGGTGGCAACGCTGAGGCAAACCTTATCAAACAATTTGCATATATTAAACAGATGCAAGATAACGAGGGCATCACGCTTTTGGATAAGTCCGATGATTTCCAAACCGCCGCTTATAATTTCAGCGGGCTAGATACAATTATCTTGCAGTTCGTCCAACAAATCAGCGGCGCAAAACGTATCCCACTTACTATTCTGTTTGGAGAAAGTCCTTCGGGGTTAAGTAATACGGGCGACAGTGATATTCGCATCTATTACGATGGCATAGCATCAAAGCAAGCACCGCTTGACGAGCACGTTATTAAGTTGGCTCGCATTGTTTATCAGTCAAACTTTGGAACGCCTGCACCTGATGATCTTGGCATTAAATGGAACAGCCTATGGCAACAAACGCCATCTGAAAAATCTATCGTTACAAAAAACACAGTTGACGCAATAACGGAATGTGTTGCTAACGGAATATTCAGTAAAGAGCTTGCACTTAAAGAGATCAAACAACTCTCTACTATCACAGGCTTCGGAACGAACATCACAGACGAAGATATCGAAGAGGAAAACCCGCCAGAATATACCGCACCAGATGGCACAGCTCCAACACCAACAAGATCCGACTTACTTAACCAAGCGAAAGACTTGCTAAATGGTTAGGAAGCCGATTGTACCGCAGCGCATAGAAAATGACTACAGCAGAAAGCTTCGTAAGGTCGCTAAGATTGTAGGCACTCTCATCACACACCATACGATTATAAACAAAGGTGCAACGGGCGAGATAGAGAAAGTTATCTTATCCGAGGGTTTAGAAGTGGCCTTGCGTCATTATGCAAACTCTATCGGACCGTGGGCGAACAGTATCGCCGCTATGATGCTGGGTGATGTGAACAAGATAAATGAAAAGAACTTTTTAGCGATCGCCTCATCATTTTCCGACAAGTTGAAAGACACACATACTAATTCCATTATCGGAAGCATTGCACAAAAACTACAAGAGGATCAAGTCATACTCATTAAGTCATTACCACTCGAAGCAGGACAACGAGCGCAAAAGTTAGCACAAGAAGCAGCGACGGGCGGAAAGCGTGCCAGTGAAGTAGCCGAAGAGTTGGCAAGAAGCGAGGGCGTGACAATATCACGGGCAAATACAATCGCACGGACGGAAATACATAAAGCTTATGCAACGCTCACACAAGCACGGGCGCAAATAGTCGGGGCGAATCAGTACATATGGCGGACAGCTGGGGACGAGATCGTAAGAGATAGCCACGCCGCTATGGAAGGCGTTGTTTGTGACTTCGATAACCCGCCGACACTAAGCGACGGAGACACTGGAAACGCAGGTGAATTTGTCAATTGTAGATGCTATTCTGAAGTTTTGCTTAATAATTTAAAATAATTTTCAAAGGATGCAACTAATGCCATTAAAACAAGGCGAAAGCCAAAGCACAATAAGCGAAAACATCAAAGAGCTTGTTAACGCAGGACACAGCCAAAGCCAAGCTGTAGCAATAGCAGAAAAAACAGCAAACGACGACGATAATACATCACGCTATTTCGGCGAACAGATAAGTGAAAATATGATTAAAACGCCCGAGGGATATTTGATTTGTATTGATGTGCCGATTGCTTCATCAGCGCCGATGAAATATAATAACTCAAGCGTTGGTTTAGAAACAGACCGTCCAACGGTTATGATGACTAATCCGTGGGAGGAACTAAGCACCCCAAGCACGATAGCAAGTTTCGAGGCTAAGCCCGTAACGCTTTTGCACCCAGACGGAGAACTGCTCGACACGGACACGGCAACCGATGAGATCGTGGGAATGTGTGTTAATGTTAGAGCCGATGAAGTAAATCAAACGTTAATCGCAGACTTGGTTATAATTTCCGCTGAAGCAATAACGGCGGTGTTAAATGGGATTAAAGAAGTATCTTGCGGGTACACTGCGATCTCGGTGTCAGATAACGGCGACGGTACAGGCGAACGCATCGGAATAATCGGGAATCACGTTGCAATCGTGCCGAATGGAAGATGTGGGGCTATGTGCTCAATTTCAGACTCAAAGGAGAATAACAAAGTGGATAAAAAAACAATACTCGACACGATTAAGTCGTGGATTAAGGACGCGGAAGAGCCAGCGGCAAAAGAAGAAGATGTCTTTGATGCCAAAGGTGCGTTTGATACTTTAAGTAAGCAAGTCGCAGATATGGCGGCGAAACTTAACAAAGATGCAGAGCCAGAGGCAGTGCCAGCGGATGATAAAATCTCACAAGTTTTGGAACTGCTACAAAAGCTTCTAGCGATGGAAACGTCAGAAACTGCAAACGATGATGATGACGAAGAAGTAGAAGACAGTGTAAATGATGCGGATGATGTTAAAATCGTTATTCCTGCTGTTCTCGATGGTGCGGATTGTTCCGTTGTAACTCCTGCGATGATTAATTCAAACGCAGCGCAATTTTATAAAAAGGGGTAAAAAATGGCTGGAGAAATGGCTTTTTTATACGGTATGCCTGCGGGTGTAGCTGGTTCGGTATCACGTCCTTTAGATTCAGAAACTGAGTCTATTCTTTTAGGTGCAACACCTCCAACTGCTTATGGTAGCGTTCTCGTAATGGAAAGCGGATCAACGGGTAAATATGTTGCAATCGTTGGAACAAACGTAGCGGCAGATATCAAAGGGTTTTTGGTTCGTTCAGTTCCGAGTATTTCTGGCGGTATCGATAATACGTTTGCAGCTAACACTATCAACACTGCTTATCTACAAAGTCGCCTAACTAGAGGCTATGTTAAAGTTGCTTGTACGCAGGGAACACCTGTAAAAGGCGGGCTTGCATATGTTCGTATCGTAGTTGGGTCAGGTAAGGCTATTGGAGATATCGAAGCGACAGCAGATGGCGCAAATAGTTTAGTTATTCCCGGTGCGGAATGGGCTTTAAATGGCAAAGACGGCAACAATATCGCTGAACTTCGTTACACAATCTAAAGGGGAATGAAATAATGGCAAAAATAATCCAAGGAAAAGCGGTAAATGACTCCGCTTTAAGTTACTTTGTAAATCAGTTAACGCAGCTTGATA